ATCTTTGGCCTATGATATGTGAAGACATCAATCGTAAAGTAAACTTAGGCAAGAAGTTATGGATGTGTGGTCATAGTTTAGGAGCGGCAATGGCGACTATTATGGCTAATCGTTGCGAGTGTGATAGTAATCTAAATGACCCAGAAGAGCTTTATACTTATGGTAGTCCAAGAGTAGGTTGGCCAACATATGTTAAGAGCTTTGGTACTGTGCATCATCGTTGGAAGAACAATAATGACATTGTCACTACTGTTCCTCTTACTGTTATGGGTTACAGACACTGCGGCAATGAACACTATCTAAATGCCTATGGCAAGTATAGAAAGCCTACTGGTTGGCAACGCTTTAAGGACAAGTGGCGTGGTATATGGATGGGCCTAAAGCAAGGTAAGATAGATAGCTTTGGTGATCATTCAATGACTGAGTACATTAAACATATTAAACAAATAGACTAGACACAGACTCTTCGTTTGTAACTCGTCTAATTGCTTCACCAAACAAAGGCGCGACACTAACCTGTCGTGTCTTTTTGCAATTCTTAGGACAGCGATCGGCAATTGAATCAGTTACTACTAATTCATCTAGAACACTCTTCTCAACTTTTTGACATGCTTCGCCTGACAGTACTCCGTGTGTAATATATGCACGAACTGAAAGAGCACCTGCTTTCATAATTGCTTCTGCGGCTTTACACAATGTACCTCCGCTATCAATAATGTCATCAACTAGAATGGCGTGTTTACCTTCAACATCGCCGATCAAGTTCATAACTTCGCTCTTGCCTGCTTCAGGACGCATCTTGTCAACAATAGCAATGTCGCCATTAAACATATCAGCAAACTTTCTAGCACGAACTGCGCCACCTGCATCTGGTGATACAAACACTGTACCTTGTTGCTCAACATCTGGGTCATCAATAATCCCAATTGAACGTCTAATGTCTTTAGCAAACACTACACGGCTTGTTAAATCATCCACTGGGATGTCAAAGAAACCCTGTATCTGTCCTGCGTGTAGATCCATTGTAAGAATTCTATCTGCACCTGCTGTTACCAACAAATTAGCAACCAACTTTGCTGTAATAGGAGTACGACTTGCACTCTTACGATCTTGTCTTGCGTAACCAAAGTAAGGAATAACTGCTGTGATACGACTTGCACTTGATCTACGTGCCGCATCAATCATAATCAACAGTTCCATTAAACTGTCATTAACAGGAGTTGCTGTACTCTGCACAATAAACACATCTTCGCCACGTATGTTTTCATTAAACTCTACACTCGACTCGCCATCAGCAAAAGTTGATACTGTTGCTGGAACTAGAGTTGCGAAGCAATGCTCGGCAATCTCTTGCGCTAATTGAGGATTAGCATTTCCTGTTATTATTTTCATTTTCAAACGGTGGTCCCTTCTAGGTTAAAAGTTATATTATTGTTAGAGTATATATGACTTTGATACTTTTGTCAAGAGAAAAGGTGAAGCCGTCGAACCTCACCTCCCTTATTTTATAATCCGTTTGGTAGGATTACATAGTGTATGGCAAGTACCAGTGCAACTGATGCACCTAACCCTACCATCATCTTACCAAAGTCTTTTGCCACAAGTGGAAAGATAGACTTTGTTTTTTGCTTACCAAAGTAAGTAGCCATTGCTAGTTCTCTACCTGCAAGTAAGCCTACGAACACCCACGTTGTTGACATAGGAATATCATTAAGCTCTTTAAAGAAGTACAAGCACATCCAATAGAACAAGTCAATCAATGTTGCTGACCGAACATATCGTGTGTTGTGTTTCTCTAAAACGATCTGCTGTATGCGACCGCCTTTTTCTCTAAACATAAAGAACAAGCCTGCAACAAATACTACACTGATCATTAACATTAGATCAACTGGAATAACTCTTGGAAGGAACACTGCTATGTTAGCCATATCGTGCGACAACCAAGTCCACCATAGTCCGCCTGTTGCTACCCATTGGGCGATGCGCCAGAACCGTTTGTTGCCTTCGTCTACAGGTTTTGTTTCGTCATACCATTGTCCAAAGTACTTGTGTATTGCAAACCATATAAAGTATGCAAATGCGGCCGCAACACCGTAGCCCATAATCGATTTCATAAGCATTTTCTCCAACACAAAAGTTGAAGCAAATACTGATAACACCAAGAACGATGTTGACACTGGTACACCTATTCGCGTTAGTGCAACTAGGATTGCTGGTGCGGCGGCGTGATACCATTGTACCTCTTGCCAGGGTATTTTGTTTAGTCTTCCGTAACTGATGTCTCCACCATTTACTGTCCAACCATACCATAAGGTTGCAAGTAACACTGCACTTGCGGCTCCCCATAATACTTTGTAGTTGAATCGCTCATTGTTTGATGCCATCCAAGTACCGAGCGTTTGTACTGAATCATTTGCAATAACCGCGTATGCGGCTAACAGGAACCCGACTAGGCTCCATAAGGTGAGTGCGTCCATTAGTTTCTCCTCTGCTTGACGGCTTTACCCCGTCGCTCACATAATAAGGTAGGCTCGACGTTGCCTACTGATTATTTATAATACAAAACTATTTGTAAAATGTCAACCGAAGATGGTATGCACAATATGCATAACGAGTATTTGAAAAATGCATTTGATTTATGCTCAAATAGACGTTATAATAAAGTTACTTTTAATAAATAAGAGTGAATAGGGCAGTAGTGCTGTACTATTCGACACACATAGACACATTGGATAGACAATGCGGATTATCCATCCGTTACAAGCGATTGACGGCTACCAAAGGTAGTTGCACCGCCGGGGAAGTTCCGGGGTATTGCTTTCCTCAAGCATCCTAAAAACTTTATCAAGGAGAAAAAAATGTTAAAAGCATTGAATGGCCTTGTGAGTTTACTTGGAAACCCACTTCCGACTAGGAAGTTTGAAAAAGAGATGCTCACTTACGCCAAAACAGAGTACGGAAAAGATTGGCAGTATGCCTATTCTTATATGCTATCGCACAACGGCCGCGGCCCAAGAGCGGGAGTATACAACTAATGACACAATATGTATTAACAGCATCAAGCTGGATTAGTGACGCCTATTGGGGTCTTGTAGATTTAGTTAAACAATGGAGACGCAACAGAGCCCGCAAGGCTATGATTGCAACAACTCGTAGAGAGTTATCCAACCTTACTGATCATGAACTACGTGACCTAGGAATAGGTCGAAGCGATATAACAAGTATTGCAAACGGAACCTTTCATGATAACAGAATGAAAGCAAGAACTAATGCTAACTTAAAAGGATGGGTATAATGACTGCGGCAACTATTAGAGACAACACTTGGAACTTTACTTGTAAGACTTGTGTAGTTTTACGAAACACATTAATTGCAATATGGGTCGGCTTTATTGCATTTGGTGAATCAGCAGGCAGAGCGAGAGCGGCCTCTGAACTATCACGCATGGGTATGCACAAAGAAGCCAAAGCTCTTATGTTGGAGAAACGCTAATGTGGAAACGGTTTATTAAAGCAATGGAATACAGAAGTTACTGTATGGCGATAAGAGAACTAAGAAGCAGAGGCTATTATGAAAAAGCCAACGAGATATCTGAGTTTAAACATAAAGTATACGGAACATTTTAATGTGGCCTTATACTGAAGAAGAAAACGATTTCTTAAACAGAAAAATAATAGATAAAAAGGGCGGCAAGTAGTCGCCCTTTTACCACACACAGAGGACTTATGAAAAACTTACTTGAAAACTTAATAGCACGATGCGACGGCGAACTATGTGACAACATAGGCTTTAGTCTACTTGCTATTTTTTGTGTCAGTGTTATGTACATATCACTTAGTCAAATCTAAGTGTTGTAATACTGCTACAAATTTACACAGTTTACGCTAACAGGGTTGACTATGCCTGTGTTCTCTGCTATATATAATACACGCTACAAATTCTTGTAGCATACTACACATATACACAAAGAAAGAAAACACAAATGAAAAAATTACTCACTACAGTTGCCCTCATGGGTCTACTATCAACCCCGGCATTTGCCGCAGACATTTCCGTCGACATGCTAAACAAGCGTGACGATGGCGCTAAAATGGTTTACAGTGAAGACATCTCAACTATCGAAGTAGGAGATTCAATCACATGGTTGCCAACATCAAAAGGTCACAATGTAGAATTCATTGCTGGGCCAGATGGTTGGGACGCACCAAAGAAATCAAAACTATCAAAAGAATACACATATACATTTGACACACCAGGTGTGTACTTGTACCAATGTACACCACACAAGAGCATGGGAATGATTGCTATTGTAGTTGTAGGTGAACTAACACAAGAAGGCGTTGATGCTATCAAAGACGCTAAGGTACGTGGCAAGTCAAAGAAGAAACTAAAGGCACTATTGGCTGACCTATGAGTAAGGTAACTGAAGATGCACAAAAGCAAGCCGAAGTTGCATTTGACGGCTTCATCTTGTGGAGCAAACGCACTACCTATGCTTCAATAGCATTTTTGTTTATTGTTGCAAGTTGTAACTTTGGTGTTGAAGATGATACCTATCCAGGATACAACGGAGAACAGTATAGCCCAACAGGACTAAGTACAGACTAATGCACGGCGATAGGGGTAACATGAAAATAGTTTGGCTCATGTTAGCCCTATGCGTATTCCTACACATTGTAGTAATACCTATATGGATGAGGAGTCTAGGACTATGAAACCAAATAAAAACTTTGAATTAACTGTAAGAGACATTGAAGTTATCGAACAGGCACTAAGAGCAAAGGCTGGCCGTAGAGGATTGGCCATTGCACAAGGCGATGTATCGGAAAAGCTAAAAGAAGAAATGCACGAGATACAAGAACTGCTAGGACGTATACATCATCAAAAGGTATGGTATACTCCAAAAGAATTTGTTCCAGGCGGTTGACAAATACTAAATACTCTGTTACATTAGTAACACTACACACATACACACAAAGGAGAATATAATGAGCGTAGACACCAAATACGGCGAAGCCATCTTTAAACAAACACAGGAAGTTGCTGAAATGTTTAAAGCCGCAATGCCAAAAATCACAACAAATAAGAATGGATATGAAATCCGCACAAAAGTTTTAGAGATGGCCCAGGGCAATGTCTGGAACGACTATCATGCTAAATTTGGCGGATGGGAACAAAGTGTAAAACGTGATCCTGAAACTGGTGAGATTGTAAATTCTGTTACAATGCCAGAAGTACCAGGAACAGACGCTGTATTAGAAGCGGCTGAAAAGTTTTACGAATTTGTAAATGGTAAAACTAGTAAAACTAAAGAATAAAGGGACATAGTCCTTACATAAAGTATATATAACGGCAGCCCCTGCGTTAGAAATAGCGTAGGGGTTAATCACCTTTATGCGCCGTAAGAATCAGGATGATCTGGTTCGTCATCAACTAATAACATATCAAAACAGGCTGTGGTGCTACGGTTGTTGTCCCGTGGTAGAACTCTTATGTCAATGTCGGACTTCTCTGGATAACGGACAGGAAAACTAAAGTTGTATACATATTGTCCGCCGCCAGTGACATCCCAAACATGCTGGGCTCTAAATAATCCTGTGCCTCCTATACGGGCATAAACATAACCTGAAAAGTCTGCGTCTTTCTCACCTGTACTGGTTACTTGATAAAGATATCCTGTTTTGCCTGCTGGTATGGTATAGATAGCCATTAGTGTTTGATTCAGTTGAGGTCGGATACACAATACCACTACACCGCCTTTTGATACTGATAGTTTTCCAACATTATTGCCTGTGCTTCCTGCGGCACCTACATAAGCACGATATACTCTTTTGAAACTGACTGTGCCTGCTACTGGTGTGACACCATTAATCAAGATTGTTTCTGATACAACATTATAATCGTTGTCCAGTCCTTCTATTACAATATTAAAAGCACCTGTTCCTGTGCTGTTTACATCATCAGTGCTATCGCTTACAACACTGAGTGTACCTGCTGTGTCAAAACTTGCCCACGGATAAACTGTATCGTCAACATCCCATACTGTGCCAAATTGATCGGAAGCGGCTTCGGCAATCTGTCCAAACTTGTGGATGTAACTGTGATCATTACTATTGTAGCCTGAGGCTACCATTTGTCTTAGATTGTAATGTTTTCTATTAGCCATTAACTAGCCCAAGGTCTGCCTAGTTTAAGGCCGCCAGTGTTAGGATTGTCAACCACGTTGTTGGTATCGTTATCACCAACTGCATAACGTGTAGGTAGTTGAGTTGCGTCTGCTGTAACATCTGCATAGCGTCCTGGTTGTATAACATTGCGAGCCGCTCTGTCTGCGTTAGCCTGTGTTAGTTTTGCATCTTGTCTTTCACGTTTAGTTGGCATTATTCAAACCCCCTTGGATCTTTAACTCTTATATCAGCTGGATCTTTCGGACCGTTTACTCCGCCGCCTGCAAGTGTTGTAACTGCATCGACATCTGCAACTACTTCGTTTGGGCTGTTGCCTAATGGTCCTTTACTAGGATTACTTAACATTGCAAAGATCTGTTTAAAACGACTTGCCTCAGGCTCACCTTGTTCCGGTGCCGGCAATACTTCAGCTTTAGGCTCTTCAGCTTTGTCAAGTACATCTAATACTGCTCTTATAATATCTGTTGTTCTCATAATAATATTTATACAAAGTTTGGTCCGTGTACCCAACCAACTAAACTTTTGCGCACTCCTTTTGTTACTGGCTTGACACAATGAGGCATAGAACTAGGAAAGAACACTGCTGAATTTGCTTGCGGCACAAAACTATCGGGTTGTCCTGGACTGCCTGGTATATTTAATTCGCCGCCTTCATAATTATCATTCAACAAAATACTAAAACTAAGTTTTCTATTGCTTCCCATTGGATTATGTAATCCTGTGTCTGTGTGAACTTTATAATGTCCTCCAACACCGTACTCTCCGTACTGTACAGTCTCTAAATGTTGTAGATTCCAATGGTAGTGTTGATCATTTGCATACTTAACAAGATTGTTTAGTAACTCATATATAGAATGTGTTGCTTCGTCATTTATATCTAACCAAGCAATATCTGTTTTTCGTACTTCATCATCGTCTGCAATGTTACTTTGTGTTTTAGCTGACTCTAGTTTATCAGCTGTAAAATAGTTTTTTAAAAATTCTAAATGCTCGTTTGGAAATACATTTTCAACTACGAAAATATATTGACCGTTTAAATCTGGATTAACTAATGGTATCATACAAATATTTAACCAATTATATACGTAGATAAATAAGAATATGATAACCAAAAAACCTTTTCAAGATAAAATTAACGATCTAAAACAGGAAGGCAAGTACCGTGTGTTCAATGATATTCTCAGAGAGCGCGGAAAGTTTCCTAAAGCGATTTGGTACGGTAAGTATGCAATCAAAGAGATTGTAAATTGGTGTAGCAATGATTACCTTGGAATGGGGGAAAACAAAGTTGTCATAGATGCAATGCACACTGCACTAGATCAAACTGGTGCAGGCAGTGGTGGTACTCGTAATATTGGTGGTACTTCACACTATCACGTTGCATTAGAACACGAGCTGGCTAAGTTACATAACAAGGAGTCAGCTTTACTTTATACGTCTGCATATGTAGCAAATGAGTGGACGTTAGTTTCTCTTAAACAAATCGTTTCCGACATTGTGTTTTTAAGTGATAGCATGAATCACGCAAGCCTTATACAAGGTATACGTCACAGTGGTGCCGACAAATTAGTTTGGAAGCACAACGATATAGAGGATCTTGAAGATAAGTTAAAACAGTGTTCAGGTACTCCATGCATAGTATTTGAATCCGTGTATAGCATGGATGGGGATGTAGGACTTATCAAAGACATTTGCGATTTAGCTGAACGTTACGGTGCGATGACCTATATAGACGAAGTACATGCCGTTGGGCTGTACGGAAACACTGGCGCAGGTATCTGCGAACAGATAGGGGAAGATCGAGTTGATATAATCAACGGAACGTTAGGCAAGGCTTATGGAGTACAGGGCGGATATATAGCAGGGGATGCTGTCATCATAGATGCTGTCCGCTCTGTTGCTTCAGGCTTTATTTTTACTACGTCAATGTCTCCAGTCACTTGTGCTGGAGCATTGGCTAGTATAAAATATCTTAAAGACCACAATGAACTTAGGGAACAACACCAACGTCAAGCAAAGCGTCTTAAAAAAGGCTTTGAAGCAAATGGTGTCGAAGTTGCTGAAACAACAACAACACATATTATTCCTGTAATGATACGTGATGCTGTAAAATGTAAAGCAATTAGTGATAAACTTCTAAATGATTATGGAATTTATGTTCAACCAATTAATTATCCAACGGTGGCTGTAGGACAAGAACGACTACGTTTCGCTCCTACACCAAAGCACACTGATGCAATGATTAGTGAATGTGTAAAGGCAGTAGCTGAGTGTTTAAAAGAATAATCTTCTGCGGCTGTAGCAATACCTACGGCCATGGGTTAAGTGATATATCGTATCCGACTGGTAAGGTAGATTACTCTAAAGGTCCAAGTAAAAAAGGATACCCTAATAAACTTGCTAAGATGTTTAAAAGCAAAGTAATAAACTTATCAATGCCAGCGGCATCAAACAAACGTATTGGTTACAGTATAACTAGGCTAAAAGAATTAGGTTACGATCCAATTACTCCAGATGACGCTGTTATTTTTGCATGGACTTGGAAATTAAGATCTGCATGTTTTACTGATACATGGGGTGAAGAACTTTACCTTCATGCTAACCATTCTCCAGGGTCTCATTCACGAGCAAAAGTAAAGGCATCTAAAGCATGGCTTAAATTTAGAGCATTTGCTGATCCGGACGGAGTTGACTTAATGCACGAGAATGCAGTATGGATGAACTTTGGTAACACATATGCTAAACAGTTTACAAACAATGTATTCAACATTGCAGTAGGCAACACATGCCCGCCTGAATTTTTAGACATATATAACATAAGACTATTGCGAGATTACACACAACTTTTAGATGCTGGCGACAAGGCACTAGATGGAAGTCACCCTGCAGAAAGTACACATCAAGTGTTAGCAGTTGACTTACGAGAAAGAATTATTGAAGCACAACTAATGAATAAAAACTAGAAAAGGAGTATCCCAAATGCGAATACCAAATTTAAATATAAGAAAAGCATTGTGGTTCAGCCTAGGCTGTGTACTACTGGGAGTTGCGTTTGTTGGAATATACTTACCAGGATTGCCCTGGAGTACACCAGCAGTAGGCGCGGCATACTGTTTCGCAAAGTCAAGCGATCGTATGCATAATTACATAATGAATCATAAACTGTTTGGACCTTTCCTGCGTGGATGGTCAGAGAAGCGTGTCTTCCCTACTAAGTTCAAATACTTTATGATAATTACAATGACAACAAGTGTTGCGTTCATATGGTTCAGCACAGGTAATATGAAAGCTGTACTATGGAGCGGAGGCTTTATGGCCCTTGTTGCTATATGGGCTTGGAGATATCCAGGGTCACACGAAGAACATCAGCGCCGTAAGGATGCTGGTAAAAGGATAGCTTGGATTAAATAACAATATGCCAGAGATGAAAAGCACAAACTATATTGCAAAAGATAGAGAGTCAATGTATGATCCTATGGAAGATAGGATGCATGATGAAGATCCGTTTAGTTCGTTAATGTTAATTGACTTAATGACTACAGAACTATGTAACTTAACTTGCGAGTTCTGTCCAAGAGCTCACGGATATCCAAATCTAAACTTACACATGGATTTAAAGTTAATTGACAAAATAGGCAAAGAACTTGCCAACAGTCATTATAAGAATAGACTGTTGTATTGCGGCTTTGGCGAAAGTTTATTATACAAGCATCTAACTGAAAGTATACAACTGCTTAAAAAGCACATGCCATGGCAAGAAAATATACACATGGTAACAAATGGTGATAGGCTTACTTACGATAAGACACTTGAACTACTCGACGCAGGAATCAATAAATTCTTTGTATCAATGTACGACGGTGAGTGGCAAGTAGAGAAGTTCACAGAACTATTTGAAAAAGTTGGTATGACTAAAGATCAATATATCCTGCAACACTATTACAAGCCACCTGAAGAAAACTACGGGTTTCTTTATCTAAGTAATAGAGCAGGATATTTGTTTGATCAAAAACTACCCGAACTAGGGTGTAACATTCCGTTCTATGCGATGAGCATACATTGGGACGGCGATGTACTATTATGTTCACATGATTGGGAAAAGAAACAGATCATGGGCAACGTAGGCAAGCAAAGCATACAAGACATTTGGCTTAAAAGTAAAAAACTATGGGAATTTAGACAAAGACTAGCTCAAGACAGAAACTGTCATCCTTGTAACAAATGTAATATCAAAGGTGTGCTTTATGGTAATGTTAGTAAAGATACATTGTTTGCTAACGAACAACAACTAGATCCTTCCAAAAAAGAAATTAAGATAAAAAACTTGACCAGCTAGGGTGTTTTATTTCAAAGTCTAACTGCTTTCGTTTGTTGGCAAGCTCGTAGTAGTCAGGACGATAAGGCACACTCTTTGGCTTCATAATAGTTTTATTACTCTTACGTGTATTACACGGGCCACATGCACTTACAATATTTTCCCAAGATGTTTTACCACCAAGGCTGATAGGGTGTACGTGGTCTAGTGTTAATTGTTGTTTGGAAAATTTGTTTAGGCAGTATTGACAATGGAACATGTCGCGTAGATGAACGTTGTATTTTGAGAAGCGAGGGTTTCGCCGCCGTCGATACATTTCTTTTAACATTATAACTGCTGGCACACGAGTTTCCCAATTTGCACTACTTACTATCCAATCATCATACCAATCAAGAACTGTAACTTTATCTAACCAAATATAAGTTACTGCTTCTTTCCAGTTAATAGTTGAGGGTGGTAGTAGAGATATAGGTTGCCCGTCTGCATTTAGAACGAGAGTATCGGCCATTACTACAAAGGATCTCCTATGTAAGCTATTGGTTCACCGTCTTGTCCGCTCATCACTAAACAATATGTTATCTCAGGTTTATTACCTAGTAAAAATAAAATAGTAAAACTACCATCGTCAGGATCCATAAGCATTTGCATCTTGCCGCTTACTTGTGATCCTCCGGGTATGAATATTTTGCCGTCACCTTGTAATAACGGAAGTTCACCGTGTTGACCTTGTAGCATCGGCACTGGTGATTTTGTTGAACAAGTTAAAAACATAGGTAATTGAATAAACCTATCTTGGGCATATGCTGGCAATGTAGTAAACATACACATGAGTGCTATGATACACCATTTCATTTTTCTTTCCTCTCAAAATTTATAGTTATATTTAACTATTAAAAGAACTGGTTAATCATTTCATGACTACTTCGCTCTAATGCTTTCGACCATTGTCTCTGACTGTCATGTTCAAATACTAAGTCATTATCTGCATGAGCAATGAGCCAACTGTTCTCAGGTTTGAAAGGAGCTTGACCTGCGAACTCTGCGTCTAACTGTTTAGGCGCCCAGCCACTTACACCTATAAACATTCTATAAAATCTTGGAAGGTCGCCCATTGCAATCTTTTGTATCATGAACTCGTCTCCACTGATAGAAATACCTGGTGTAACAGTTTGTGTTGTAGATGAATACCAACCATCTGAATGTAGCATAACTACTTGTTTGGTATTCAACGGGCCGCCAAACCGCATTGTTTCTCTTTGTGTTGGAATTGTCAAACCTCTACGACTAAAAAAGTCTGAAACATAAAACTCGCTAGGTTTGTTTAGGATAAGGCCTTGTGCGCCTTCGTGATCGTCTTTGTGTAAAAGAACTACACTTTTATAGAATGGGTCTGTGCTAGGTAAATTTGGGTGGGCTATTAAAAGTTTTCCCGCTCTGCTCATTGTCCTACACCTGACCTCCGATATGCTTCCTCCCATTCATCTAAACTCATAGGGTAAGCATGACTTGTTTCCCATCTTGCCATATTAGTTGCTAAGGCAATTGCCGCATCTTTGTTTGCAAGATAGTTACCAACAACTTCGCCTGTGTCGATTCCTCTTCTTGCTAACCATGCAATGTATGTGCTTGCATTGTTGCCGCCGGTCCATCTTCTCATAGCTTCTGCAACTGTTTTGTTGACGTACATACTGCCGCCTAATAATGCAAACATAGCCGCGCCACCTGAAACTTTGTCAGGAAACTGTGCAATAAGATGTCCGCCGCCAATGACGCCGCCTCGTGTTCCTCCAAAGCGTGATTGCCATCCTGCTGGGTACATGCCGCCTGGGTTGTTGTATCTTACTGTTGCTTTATTTGATTCTCTACCATTAAGGTTAGCCCCTGCTGGTTGTATGTCATCAACTGGAACAGCTGATGTATAATCAAATGTGCTGCCGCCCATTCCTTCATTGCCTGTTGGGCTAGGGTTTTCAACTTTGTCTGCTGTAGATAGTTTGTCTAATTCTTGTTCTGACATTGTATTACCTTGTCCAGTAATATTATTGTCTTTTTTGAATGCGCTGACTGCTCTTGTAGTCCTTGGACCGTACTTGCCGTCAATACCTGTATTACCAACTGAGTATCCTAATTCTTCTAGTCTAGTTTGCATAGACTTGACTCTCTCTAAGTCTTCTCTAGGATAAGGAGGACCTGCTTGTAAGCCGGTTTCACTTGGACGATTAGGTTCTTGTCCTGCTCTTGAACCATCATCTGGTGCTTCAATTAATTTAAAATCACTATATCTCATTTGCGTGAACCCCAGTCTGGTAATGGGCCTCCGTATTTTTTACCACGAATCTTCTTGCCGCCAACTTTAACTCGACGCTTGCCAATTTTATGACTCTTGTTTCCTTTACGGTTACGATAGCCTTGCGACTTACAACTAGCAAGGGCACTAGCACCAATAGCTTTATCGGGCTTATCACCTAAACAAAGGTCTTTGCTTGCTCGCCAATCGTCTAACTGTTCGTCGTCTGTTAAAACTTCATCTACTCTCATGTAGATATTTATCTTTAACGGTAACGGTCAGCTGGATTTTCGTAATTAGGAGTTTCGTTGCAAAGACGGAAGGTTAGGGCCTTTCTTGGGCCCTTGGTAGTGTTTATTGAGACTTCACCTGTTCTTTCATGATACTCTATCTTAGTAATTTTAGCCGGCTGATTGTTTTGGCCTACTAAAATAGTCTGTCCTAGCTCAAGGCTTAGGTTTAAGTTCTTTAATGTCATTGGAGTCTCCTTCTGCATATTAATATTTATATTTTTAAGTTGACAGTCTTACAAAAATGCTATATAATAAACATATACTTTAATGGAGATACATAATGTACGATTCAATCGATGATATCAAAGAAGGCACTAGTGTTGCTTGTATGTTTAAAACATTTACAATGCTTGACACATTTGGTCGTCCGCCAGGATTAAGCGACACACCGTTAAAAGGACCTGGTGAATACGAAAGCCTCGGTGTAATTAAAACTCGTGACAGTGAACAACGTTTAGTAGAAATTGAAGACACTAAATCAAAAAGAGTTTTTGTTGTGAGCTTTGACGATTGTTGGGATATCGATGATGTAGAATGGAATGAACCATTAGTCACATCAGAAGAATAACCTGCTAAAACAGTCTAAATACGATATGCAGATAAAAATTAAGACTGACACAACAGATCTGACTATACAACTAGCAAACACTCCTTTTGCAAAACAATGGGGTGTTTATGCACGAACTCTTACCAAGGATAACTTTTATATCACACGACCTTGGAGCATGTTGCACAACGAAAATCTAGAACTTGCTGAGAAGGCTCATAGTAGTCTTGTAGAATGTATAGACTATGTTTCACAACGCATAACTGATTATGATTGGAGTAAAACAAAAGATGCTGTGTCAGCTGTAATGCAGGATAGACAACAAAAACACTGTAACACTATACATCGTGCTTTTACATTTATGACCCTAAAAGGTCATTTAAAAACATTTTATACACAAGAGCTAGATAGGCAAGTACACATTATTAACAGTGCTGTACATGAATTAGAATCGTTTTATACCTATCAACAACTAGAAACTAGACAAAAGTTCAACGGACAAGTACAACAAATTCTATTTACAGATGCAGGTAACATGGAAGGTAAAGATTTTTCTATGTGGAACACAAACATAACTGAGCCGTTTGATCATACTACACAAGAAACAAACTATGACGTTTGGCTCAACGAAGATATACTAGGCAAAGATCTAGTAAGATGTTTTTTAGACAACGACGATCCTAACAATCCGGACATCACAGGAAACTTGTTCTTAACACCTAGCCTGTATGTTGATATAGATCGCATGTACGATAAAGTTTTAAACAGTATCGAGTTCAACGAATGGCATCAACGTCTGTGTCCTAACAAAACACTAGACAGATATCCTATTGGAAATGTTATTGAACGTAACGGAGTACAGGTTAATCTAAATGAGCCTGTCAAGGAGTATTCAATTGAGTAACTGTAAAACTTGTATACTTCCATGGATACATCTACACACATGGCCTAACAATGATGTTTACCCTTGCTGTCTAACTCCACAGTCGGATATTGTAGGTAACTTAGACACACAAACACTCAAAGAAGTATTCAACTCAGAGGGTATGCGAAGCATACGCAAAGACATGTTGAATGGCGTAGAGCCCCCTAGCTGTACCCGTTGCTTTGAACAAGAACGTGCTGGTTTGTTTAGTATGCGAAACGACTCAAATGAACGTTTTAAACATCACAACAATCTAATAGCCACTACACAAGAAGACGGAACCGTAGATGATATGAATCTAGTCTATTGGGACTTTAGATTCTCGAACATCTGCAACTTCAAATGTCGTTCATGTGGGCCACAACTGTCATCAGGGTGGTACAAAGATTTCAAACAACTCAACAATGGTGTGTTACCTCCCAACTGTCCAGACCCAGATAGACCCATTACCCTATGGGAACAACTAGAGCCATTGTTTGACTCTGTAGAACAGATATACTTTGCAGGGGGTGAACCTTTGCTTATGGAAGAACACTATCGCATACTCAATCGTCTGATTGAAATGGGCAAGACCGATGTACACATACGCTACAACACCAACTTCTCAACAATGAAATACAAACGTCAAGATGTAATAGAACTATGGAAACACTTTTCAGATGTAAAAATAGACTGTAGCATAGATGGAATGAACCAACAGGGTGAATTTGTACGCTCGGGTATGGATTGGCAACAGATACTAGACAATCGACAACGTCTTAGAGAACAAGCGCCGCACGTATGGTTTGGCATCAACTGCACAACATCAATACAAAATGCATACCATGTTGTAGACTTTTGGCGTTGGGCCTACACAACTAATTTTATAGACACTGCTGAACACTTTCATGTTAACCTAGTGCAAGATCCACAATGGTTACGCATATCAGCACTGCCTCAACATCACAAGCAAGCACTAGCTGAACTCTATACCCAAGCTCAACAAGAATCATTGAGTGTGAACGCACCCAATACTGCACGTGACTGGGCCAGTGCTGTAAAGTTTATGATGGCCACACAAGAAGACACTCTCCAAGAGTTTCGTTATAAAATGCTGTTGGTTGATAGACTGCGTGGCGAAGACTTTGCACAAACATTCCCTGAACTAGGAGACTTGATGTGCGAGTAGCTGTTGGTTGTTCATACACTGCGGGCATAGGCGTTGATGCTTGTGAAACATATCCTATTATTATGGGCTATGAAAATTGGGCCAAGCCTGGAGTAGATATCGAATGGTGCTTGTGGTCAGCACATCGTGCTGTAGAGCATGGTGCAACTGATCTAATATTTCAGCTTACTTCATGGGATAGATCTACCCTAGCCAACGAAGGCACACACAACTTTGCTCACAATAGAAGTTATACTGGCGAGCCTAGACTAGAACACTACACCATAGCAGACTACATTAATTCACATGATGCCAACTTCAAATGGTATTATGAAACACAAACACTGAGCAATTGGCGCACAGAAAACCTAGCACAAAGACTGGTAGAGTTTCGCACATGGGCTGGTTGGAACGACTGTAGAGTACAGTTTGTTGATTGGTTGCCTAGACATCCTGGTGTCGATCCACACCCATTGGTGCAAACACTGTTGCCCGCTCACAGCATATTGGATTGGTTGGGCAACGACTATTTCATAGACGATCACTATCATGTGAACGCAGGCGGACATCTAAAGATAGCGAGAGAATACTTTGGAAAATAAGCCCTGTCTACTGCCGTTTATACACATAGAAACAACACCCACAGGTGGTGCTAGACCCTGCTGTCAATGGCAAGGCACAGACATAGGCAATTTCAACACACAAACACTTGACGAGATATGGCAGGGAGAACCTTTAGAAACACTGCGCGAACAGTTCCGTAAAGGCCAACGGCCTGCGGGTTGCACCAACTGTTGGCGTGCCGAAGCCAGTGGCTACACATCAAAACGACAGAATGACAATCAACGTTTTGCTCACTACGCTCACGGAGTCACACTTGATGCACCTGTGTATTTGGATCTAAAGCTGGGCAGTCTCTGCAACATCAAATGTCGTATATGCTCAACTGAATACTCACACAAATGGCAAGAGGATGAAACACTGATATATGGTGCTCCCAAACATCGTACTGTGTTGGGCTGGATGGACGAAACTTCACAGTTTTGGCAGGACCTAGCTGGTATAGCACACACCATAGAGTTCATTGACTTCACAGGTGGAGAGCCGTTTCTAGTCAAAGGACACTGGCGATTGTTGGAACGTCTTGTGGAACTAGGAGTGGCTCACAACATCTCAGTACACTACAACACCAACGGCACTGTGTTGCCCAAGCAGAGACACCTATGGAGCAAGTTCAAGTATGTTGAGGTTATGTATTCATTTGACGGTGTGGGAGCCAAGTTCAACTATCAAAGACACCCTGCTGATTGGCACACATGCCAACAGAACTTTCAAACTGTGCTACAAGAAGGTGTAGCTCGAGTGCAACTGTGTCATACTGTGAACATATTCAATGTGTTGGACATGCAGGAGTTTGCTGAGTGGGCTCCCTGTGAAGTCTATTGGAACATGCTGTATGGTCCTGGTCACTACTCAATACAGAACCTCCCTGAACCAGTAAAGCATCAAATAGCACACACTATTCCAAGATCAGACATACGCAACTACATGACAGCTGAACCACAAGACACCAACAACTGGCGTACCTTTTGGAGTCTTACTGGAGAATTGGATCAAATACGCAAGGAAACATTTGCACACACATTCCCCGAATTATACGCACTTATTGAACCATACAAACCCTAGTAAATACTTCTACACTGAAAGGAGCACCAATGCCTCTCACACTGTATAGAGTATACGATCGCACTGATCAAAACACACTAGCCAATGCTATTCCAACTCGAGAACAAGCATGGGAAATCATAGAACTATTGAGACTAGAGTTTCCCAACAACGAACTAGAACTAGAAAGCTACACCAAATACACTGTTACTGGAATGGGTAGAGATCCAGACCTGCACTAGAAGCCCAAAAGCACGAAGTGTCATGCGCAAAAATTTTTGTGCGTGAACAGCCTATTGGCCCCGCTGTTAACTTTACACACGCACATGTACGTTGAGATAGAATTTACGCACACAGATGATCGTACGCTATCGTGTAAACTAGACTATAGTAGTAGTAGTAGTACACTATGCACTACACTACGCACACTAC